CGGGTTTGACGTAAGCTTTTCCACGAACCCTGTATCTTTTGCCAATTGTAAAAACATTTAATTTAAAAGCATGATGAGTGGCCTCTGAACCATCACCAGCCCCCCTTAATGCGTTTGTTACACCATCTATTGTCGATGCAGGAGTTAAAGAAACCATCCTGATGCTACTCCATCCATCTACAGAACTACTCCAATCAGATTGATAACTGAAGGGGTCTGTTCTACTCAAAGAAAGATTGATCTCTCCGGGCATAAAAACAGTTTTAGGATAATTAAAAGTTTTAACGTTGTCTGTAAAATTTTTAGGAACAACAACGCTTCTTCCGCTGAATCCAGTAACTGCGTTTTCGTTGTTTATGTACGGAACGCCAAATCCAGTATCAACACCATTTGTAAAAAATACATTATCAGCAACAGCCCCAACATTAACAGTTGGAATCTCACCAACGCCCATATTTACAGAGTAGCTATTAATGTAAGAATTAACAAAAATCAAAAAATCATAAGAAGCAGAGTCATCATCTTTTACGTCAGTAACAGAAAGAAAAGTCTGGCCTACAGGAGCAGAGGGATATTCGTTTGGGTCTTGAGTGCGAATTGATTCAGCATTTTTATCATTATCAATAGCTAGATAAATATTTTTTCTGTCAGTTTCCTTTGTCATCAAGCCACTTATAAAAGAGGTTGGACGAGTTGCTATTTGATTTTGGGTTGAAAGCCCCATCCGCTGTTCGTTATTGATTCCGTCAGCGTAATAACTAAAATTTAAATTAACCGAAGGCGGTCCAGCAACATAAGTTGTGCGGTTTGTAATTGAACCGACAGAATTTATTTTTTCTTTTGGAAGGTCTATGCTGTAATTAAAACTTTGAACTTTATTTATTCTTTGAAGAACCTCGAACTTTTGGCCATCAGGTGAGCCATCCAATTTTTGACCAGTATACCCTGTTATAGAGAAGTTGTTTTGTGCGACGTTCGATGACCCACCGTCAGAGCGTACCTCATTAAATCGAGGCATTTTTAGGGGGGCTCCGAAGAACAAATCTTGAACTCCGTATGTTATTACATTCTTAGCCATCGTTAGTTTCCTCTTCGCTCTTGCTCGCAAAAAGGATACTGGCCAAGTAATAATCTATCTGATGACGACAAGCTATGTCTCTGATCTCTGAAACTCTGTCTTCATTTTTATCTACAGGTTTCTTAACATATTCATCCACTACCTTCTTCCAATCAGATGGATTTTCGTTTGAAATAATTACTTCTACAATTCCTTGGGCCACTTCCTTTTGTCTTTTATTAAGACGTTTTAAACTATGAAACTTTCTCAAGCCAGCTTCAACTTTCTTGGTCAAGCCGTTTGCGTGGATCATGTTGTCGGTGATTTTAGAGATGCTATAATAATCCGCATTGCTTTGTTCCCCTTGACCAATAGGACTAACGTTTTTTGTTTCTTGAGGTGTACCTGTCCCAGCGGGACGACCAGTGGGTGCTGCCCCATCCCCCTTACCACCGATGACTGGTTGATAAAGGCCCTCGTCTTTGAGGCTGAGAAGTTTTCTCTGAGATTCTATAGACTCTTCATTGTCTGGAAGCTTGTCGGTTTCGAGAGCATCAATTCCTTCTTCTGGAGTTAAGATTCCAAGCTCCATAAGTCTAGAGTAGACTCTAGATTTAGTTGGGTCACTGCCAAGACTAAATTCATTAAAGTAAGGAAGCGGGTAATTTTTAAAACCAATTACTTTAGAAATTCTTTTTATTTCAGGAATTAAAAACTCATTTAAAAATGCTTCACGAGCTTGAGTAAGTCTCGCTAAAAATACTTCCGTTTTGATCGCTTGATTAGCAAATTTTTCATCGCCAACCAAAATATTTTGCAAACCAATTTGTATGTCCCTATCAACGATCTCATATTTTTCAGGACCAAGTAAATTGCCAATGTTAGGAATTACAAACTTGGCATCAGTTGTGTAGTCAGCAATCAACACTCTTCCAACAGATTCGTTTTGGAATAGCTCTTGCATAGCTGCAAGATTCTTTTGGTTAACGCCACCCTTTTCGGGTTCGGTTCCCATAGTCACCAAGAGAATGGCTTGTTGCATTGTTCTGGCAACAGCCATGTCCATTTTCTTCATCTCAGCTTTCCAGTTTATATCTTCAAGAACTGGATACCCCATCGGAACTGAGAATGGCTCGTAATCTTGCTTTTTATAAAAAACGGCGTTTATGTGCTCTGAGTCCAAAGGCATAAGAACCGTGTTGCCTTTTGAATCACGAATTAGTTTTCTGGTTTGTTCAGGAAGGTTATTTAAAATTTCTTGATCTTCTTCAGTTCTTGGCTCTCTGAGTCTGGCAAGCTCATAATCGCTTAAGACCTTGTAGTAAACACCAGTCGCAAAATTTAACCCACCCTGTATCTGAATGTCAGCGGGATTTAAAACAGAGTATTGAACTGGTAATGTAATTTCACCCAAGCCAGCAGACCCAAAGGTTTGAGTCATTTTTTTGATGTCTTCTCTGGAGACCTTACCATCAAAACGATAAATAAACACATTTCCAGAGCGATAATATTCTCTGAAAAATTTATCCATGAAACTTTTTAAATTATTCTTTTCAAACAAAGCATCAAAGAAGTCTCTGGATTTTTTACTTCCACCCCTAAGAAAAATACCAGACGAGGAAAACTCCGTCATCATGTCGATGGTGTTACGAAATATAGCAAAATTGTAATAAGCCTTTTGACAAAGAGTTACCGTGTCTCGGACGTTAAGATTAGACTTATTTTGAACACCGTAAGTATACTTAAACGGAACCACTCCATCAGAAATATTTTTAAACCTATCTGTTCTATGAATGTCTGCTGCCTTGTTACGTCTGGTCGGTGAAGATGCTGCAGATTCAAAAGCGGTAAGCGGAGTTGCACTACTAGCAACAGACTGCTCTAAATCATCAATCGCAGCTTTCTTAGCAGACGCCGAGGAAGCTTTTGGGGCCGTCTTTGGGGTGCTTTTTGCTGTTTTAGTTGTTTTAGGCTTTTTTTCCATCTTTTATACTGAAAATTACACTTTTTAAAGCATCATGGGAGTAAAAGTCTCGTCAACCTCTACATCTTCCGCAGACACCATATCATAATAGCATTTCATGGCCCAAGTTCCAATCATAAGTGTGGTATAATTATCTCGCCTAGCCCGGTTAACAGACGTATTTCTTTTTAAATGCTGTGGCAGATCAAATGTCTGGGTTCCTTTAGCTGTACTTTTGACTTCAATCAAAGAGCATTGTTTCTTTGTCTGGTAAACTAAATTGTCTTGCTCCTCAATCAAGTCTAAGATAGTTTCTCCAGTATTAAATTTTAGCTTAATACTTTGATTAGTCATTCTGTTAAAGGCTTCATTGTTGGCAGTGGCTTTGGAAGCGAACCAAATCCTCTTGTGATCTATACAGGCTTGTAAATACTCATTGGACTTTCTTAACCAATTCGATGTAAAGATTTGTTTGTAACAGATTTTACCGTCTTGTTTATTATATAAGTTTTTAATCTTTTTAATTTCCTTATGATAATCCGCGCCTTCCGCGTCACTATTAAAATCAAAGAAACTTAGATTCTTAGTAAATAACTCAGACTCATTGCAGCTATCTATGAATTGAAAACCAGCATTATCAATACATATCATCTCAAAGTCAAAAGCATTACATAAATAATTAAAATACTGTATATGGTCTTTTAAGTCTCCACCAGCCACCGCATAGCTGTGAACCAAGGTTCCAGTTTTCATTTCTTCATCTAGCTCTATAACGGACATTGCAAAATAGTCAGAGCTTGGGCTATTAGAAAAACTGGGGTCAATCGCGCAGATGTATTTTGATTCAGAATCACCCTTAACCCTAGTTGTCGGTAAATCCCCATCTGGAATGGTACACTCATGCATTTTCTTTGCACTAAAATAAGAATCACTTCCGTCCGTGAATTGAGCACAATACTCACGTTGGAAAGACGCGCTAGAAGTTCCTCCGTTTTTAGCTTCTTCAATTACCGTTGTGTCAATCATCTCTGCGGGAAGAGCTTCATAGCCAAGCTGAGAAACAAAGTATGATGAATCTTTTTCTTCTTTACTATAAATGTGCTGGACCCACTCTTTATAAGTCTTATAGAGATTTTCAAATGTATAGCTTGCAGAAGACAGGGCAATCATTTTAGAATTGTTCTCAAAAACCATTCTATCTTCTTCTTTCATAACACCCTCTTTTATCAGTTTGTCTTCAACCTCTCTAATCTCTAAACGCTCTTTCATGTTTTGGGGGGCCACCAAAAAGGGCATGAGAACAGTGTTAATGATATCTTCTGGCAAGAGAAGGTACTCATCAAGAACCAAGACGTTTGCGCGAAAACCACGAATCTTTTCACCGTTGAGTGGAATAGCTGTTATTGAGCCTCCATTTATTTGCCATTCGAATTGGTCGTTTCTTTTTGCTTTTGCACCAAAAGCCTGAGCCAAAAGCTCTGCCCCCTTAGACTCTACTATCTTTTCTAGGTTATTAAATATAAAACGAGCAGTACGAAATGTTGGACCTGCGATTAGTATCTTTGTCCCCGGTTCAAATATACACTGAAGGAAACAAAACACAGAAGCAATAAAGGTTTTGCCACAGCCACGGCCCCAAACACACATAGAAAAGTTTCTGTTAAGCATTCCTTTTAGAGTTATCTCTTGAAAGGGCGCGAGCTTGATCCCGGCAATCAAGTCAACTGTCAAGCCTAAATTAGCTCTTAGAAATTTAGCAAGACTTATCTTAGCTTGCTTGTTCTCAAGCGTTCCCTTGAGGCTAAGAAGTTGCTCGTTGACTGACTCAGGTTTTTTATTTTCTTTCGCGTACCACATTACAAAATCTTGTTGTCATAGCAATACTGTAAATCAATTATATTATGTTTTGCTTGACCTAAAAATATTTTTTCTATAATTCTTGAAGCATCGTCCCTAGTGTTCACAAACAAAAATTGTATGTGAGGATAAGCCTGAATTAAATACCTAACGTTGTGAAAAATGTATTCTGGTGTTGCTTTGATCTTTCTGGACACTTGCGGCAAGTGATTAAAAGATCGGCACTTATTTAAATTCTCTTCAACCAAAACAATCAAACTTGCTTCAGCCTCGCCAGCCCTTTCTATTTCATTAACAAACCTCTTGAATCCTCCGCTTAGAGTTCCAACAAAATCACTAACCGACTTTCTTTCTATGTAACAATTTTGCGAATAGCCCGGATGACTAAAAGCATAATCTCCAAATTTTAAATTTTTAATTTCAGTTTTAACATTAAACTTGAGGGGCTTTTGTTCTCTTGTGTCTACGTATATCTTGAATCTATCTTTGATTGCATCGGCATTTAATTCAAAGTCATATTCAGATGTCTGCTTTTGGTATTTACTAATTAAACCAACCTCTTCACAAACATCATAGTAACTGTCAAACAGGGCGTCGTAAACCTGAATAGCTGGCATCATAAGGGTACGAAGCTCAACTTGTGTAGGAGCAAATATTAAATTCTTTTTTTCTTTTCTAGTTTTAAGTAAATCTTTACAATACTCTTGTGATACTTCTTTTTCTTGGCCTTTAAGCCATAGTCTCAAATTGGTTCGTGAATTAAAATCATTTTCAAAGTAATAGTCTTTACTTTTAAACTTTATAATTTTACCATCGTGCTTGTCGTGCCGTGGGTAATAGGTTTGGTAATACTCTGCCATCCTCATCTTATGCGCTTTAAGATGAGCGTGTAGTTGTCTTTCAGTATCAAAACTTTTATCGCAAACTTTGCACTGGTGCTTCTTCATATTCGTAGTTAAAGCGTTTGATGTCATCCTTGTATAACCTTTCTATGATTTTCATTGATCTCTTATCATAAAACTTCGAGTAGTGAGGTCTTTTGTCGAGCCTCTTAGCTTGCATTAGCTTGCATCTCTTTTTCCCTAGTTTGTCACAAAGTTTATCAAAATCATTTTGTAGATTTTCAAATTTTCCAATAAAATCTAAATTCACTCTTCCTTTATTATTTTTTAACCACTCGGTTTGGTTAGCTACCCATCTTCCCCTATGACTATCTTTTATCATGTCTGGGTATAAAGATGTATCGTGGGTGTTTTCTATTTTTCTAATAAAACTTTTAAAATCATCTTTTAAGGCTAAATACCAACCTTCGCTAACAGATGGGTGTCCTCCAAAATTTACTCCCTTGGGCGAGAATGTTGGAAGCCCATCGAAAGAGGGCATTCCGTCATACCAAAACCTTGATCGGTTCGCCCATAGAAACCACGAAACAATTCTGTCCCAAGGATTACGAACAAATGTAAAAGTAAAGTTTTTATCCCATTCACCATCGTCTATAAATTCCTTTGCAATTTGATGCTGATTCTCTTGTGGCTGATAACCAAAAGCTATTTCAATACTACTGCCAGCAGTTTTATTGATATGCACGTAAAGCGTTTTTTCTTTCTTGCATATCATCCTTCTAAAATCTCATCTTCACTTATGCCCAAAATTCTAGCCTTCACTTCATCCATAGAAGAAATATTTTGTACCTCTTCTTTTACAACTTGCTTTCTTAGCTCTGCTAATTTTATTAGTTTCTTTCGGGACTCTTCCTCTTTCCATAGTTGAACCAAATTAATGATACTTGCGTTTTCTTTGATCTGGTTCTTAAGTCTATCTGACCTTTTTTCCTTTAGGTCACTAAGTAATTTATTTTGGCGACCAACTGATTGATGATAATCGTTTTGGGCTTTTCCAATAGCTTCAACCAAGGACATTGAAATCCTTCGACCCTCGGTATCATTAGCGGCGTCGTCTAACAGTCCCTGCAGATGCTCAACTCTTCTCTGTATGTTTGAAGCTATGACTACCTCCGAAGCCAGCACGATGTACTGATCAACTTCTTCTTGGGTGAGGTCTGCTTTGTCGTAAGTGTAACGAATGAAGCTAGATTCAAACAAGTCCCTATCGACTTGACTATCATAGCCATTGATTTGATGAAGAAATCTATAAGTATGTAAATAACCAATTAAAGACTCAATCTCTTTTCTCTGTCTAGCAGTTAACTTGTCTTTGTTTATTCCGTCAAGCACATACTTATTTACCCTGCTTATGATTAAGTTTATTGTGCGAGGTGGTTTGTACTCAGCCTGACTAGGTACGTCATTTGTTTGTGATGGAACAAGCAAGCTTTGCTCAATACCTTGTGACTGTCTGTAATCTGATACAAGCCTTGTTTCTTTATGTAAATTAGTTAAAGTATTATCATCAAAAATAATCTTTGCTACATCTAGGTCGCTCATAGCGTGGCCA